CTTCCTCTAAGTTGTAAGGGAAGTACGAGAGTTTTCGAGGTGCCTGATTCACGCAAGTTGAGCTAGCTTGGTAAACACGTGAGTCCCCCTTTTTAAATCGTAGTATCAACACCCCCAAAGTAAAAAAAATTAATAAATATGGAAAATACTAATAATAATATTAATAATACTATCACAAACAAAAACGCCTCTCAGGAATTTTTTCCTGAGAAGGTGGCTGTGACACATTGCAGTAAATGTGGTCACACCTTTTCCGACAGAGACTGTGCGTATAGAAACAAGTCAGAGTCCAATTTAGTGTACTGTCTAAGTTGTCATGGAAAAGTGAAGGGAGAAATAGCGACCTCCCCGATTTCAATTGAAATCAAATCTATACTGCCCGTATCCCCGGACGAAGGTTCTCGGCGGGATACACGCAAATTCCTTTTCACCCCCCCTCACCCTCCTTCCAGACCCCCAATCAAAGTTGTTAGAAAAAACAATTCAGAAGTTGCCCCTAGGAAAACTGAGAATAATGACGTCTTTGACCAAAGAAAATCATATCATCACAACGACAAGCGTCAAAAGCAAAAAACTAACAAACAACGTGTGGTTGCCGGTAAATCAGTATACGAACTTGGCCTTATGTCAACCTATGTACCAACCCCCAATGTTCGAATCCAATCGCCAATACCACCACCATCTAACAATGTGGTCCCAAGCTGTAATAAAGGAAAACAGAGCTCTGATAAGAGAGAAGAAAAGGAAGATTCCCTCAGCGACAGTGAGGAAGAACAAAGCTACTCCGACTCCGAAGAGGAGGCACCTTTAGAAGAGCCTCCTTTTTCCCCGGCTTCACAGTGGATTTCTTTCAACTATGAAGAATCAGTTACGTTTTTCTGGATACCTTTATTTAGAAGAAAACGTACCGCTGAGCTTCCAGTTGATGTGTATATATTTTGTCATTCTTTACTAAATAATAATAAAAATTCTATCAACCAACAATCCTATGAAACCATCGTGCGTAATAACACTCTCATTAAAAATTATTTTGAGTACTACATCCGCCAAAATGATCTTTTAGAGTTAGAGTATTTTGAGAAGGCCCTAATGTCGTTCTTTTATCGAGATAATAGGGTATTTACTTATAAAAAACATTCTCTTAGTACTGCGAATTCTTATTTTTCTGAGAGTCAAAGGCAATCCAACAAGCATCTAAATGATAGAACTTATTTAGTATCTGAAATCCTCTGGCCTATAGCTAGGAAAATAGCTTGGTACACCACAAGCGCAATAGTAGCCTTGTGGGCGTATAATCGTACAGATCGGGCTCTTCGTGATTGGATGGCCAATTTCGCTCCCATCCAACATACTATCATAAAGTCCCATCCTAAATTTTCCATCTACCTAGAAGAAATGATGAATTCCTTGCCATTTGGATGGATTATACCATCAGCTATAGAAGGAATACAAAATGGACATTTCAGAACCACATTATTTCATCTTTACAATTCAATTAAGTATCCTGGAATACTTGGCTTTTCTATCAGGGTCAGTGAACATCTTTCTTTTAATCACCTAATTAAGCACAATCCTGAATATTGCCCTTCTTTTCCAACTACTTGGTTCCAAATTAAGAAGTGGTTTTCCAAAGTAAAAAATAAGTTTTTCTCCACTCGTACCCGTAATCATCGATCATCAGGTCCAATTAACTACTTACCCGGTGATGGTCTTGAGAGAATTTTGGGAAGTTCTCCTCAAGCAGATGATTATGTTAACATCGTCTTTGGGGATCAACCAGCCGAAATGATTACTCCTGGTTGGTTCTTGTTGCCTCATGCCATTTTACCTCGTTGCCAAATGCCAGACGCACACAAGTTTAATAAGACTTATAATTATCCTACTAAGAAAGATTATAAGTCAACTAATTATCCAGTTCTCAAGAACCCTTGGTATCCTATTTGTTGGATGATGACCTCATGCGTCGTCCCTGCTCCTACAGTAGAAAATACCTTAGCAATGCTTGACTACCGTCTAATTAGACATCCCACTTGTGACACTTTTAACCTCGGTTCCATTCTATATGGAGTGCTCAAGAATATTGCCAATAAACTAGTCTTCAAAATTCGTGACATAGATCCTAATTATTATAACCGTTTGTCTCCTATTCAAAGAACCCGTTATGATAAAGCTCTAGACGAAATTGTAAAAGGTGTAAACAGACCTTCCATTCAACTTATCATGAAGACTGATGAAATGCTCTGCACAGATTTCACGAAAACCATTCCTCGTCCAATATGTAACTTATCAGGAAGATATTTCGCTCTACTTGGTGAAGTTACCACTAGAGTTATGAAAGGATTTGCAGACTGCTATAACGAGACAAGAAAGAACGCAATCTCTTATTTAGGTAAAGATTATTACCTGTTCTTTACTTGTGGTGCTACTAGTGACCAATTAGATATCTTCTTCAACGACGCCCTCAGCTCCAAAGTGGTATCCATATTTAGTCTTGGAGATGATATTTTACTTATAGATAATACAGGTCCAGATGTTTTGTTCATGGAATCAGACCAGAGTGCTTTTGATAGACACCAAAACTGTGTGCTTCGTTCAATAGTTAATCATTATCTAGAAAGACATGGAATGACAGAAATGGTCAAGTTCCGAAAAGAGCAATATACCAAAAAACTTTCTGTCCGTATAAACAAGACAGCTTCTAACCAATACTCGATGCCCACTCCTTTAGGTACTCCCTTACCGGAAATTCCATCATTGAACCATGTAGGAGTACCTATGGATATGCGTTTTACCGGAGAAGCTGCTACTTGCTTCGACAATACCGTCGTATCGGCCCTTACCACTATCCATGTCTGGTCCACTACACCCATTACTCCCCAAGAAGTTACTGATGAATTTAAAAAATTCGGTCTTGAAGCAAAAGTAAAATTTTTTAAAAGAAATGAGCTTTATAGAGCCACTTTCCTCAAAGGTAGTTGGTTGGAAAATGTTTCTGGATCTTACACTTGGACCAGACTACCTACCTTCCTCTTGAAATTGGGTAAAGTTTTAACAAACCCTAACACCATAGTTAAAGAATCTCTGCCATATGAAGAAAAATGTAAACAAGTTTTTCTAGGTCAATGGTTAGGATTCGGTAATCTAAATCATATATCTATGTATAAGACTATGGACAACCACATAAGAAGTTTGTGTGGGAAAAAGTTTGTTATTCCTCCAATTGAAGATTGGAAGATAGTTTCCTCTGCAAAACTAGAAGTTACTGACACTGTATTTTACTCATTTCTTCGTGAAGTTTACAATATTAGTACGGAAGAAGTTCTTGAATTCTTAGAAATGTTCACTAGTATTGATAAACTTCCATGTACTTATCATGTTACAGGCTTCTCCACGAAGTTGTGGAGAGGGAACCTGTAAGGGAAACTGTTTAAGTCGTCCACAGACTCTAAATGTGGCTGTTTTCTCTTTTAGCAGATAATATAAAGGAGAACATGGTTAGCCATTCCACACAAAAATGGACGTTCTCGCGACACGCAGAAATTATTTTAAGTGATGTTTCATCCGAGCTATTTCACCTCGTCCTGTGAAATTAAGCTGTAACACTAGCCCCCCAAAATTATTTTATGAATAATTCTACCAAAAATAATAAAACCAGAAAGAACGCATTACTCAACGTACCAGGAAAGAAGACCAAGAAATCAAAAAATCGTGTTAGGAAACCATTTAGACCTAACGAAGTACCGACTTATGGCGATCAAATTATTTCTCAAATGCAACATGGTTATGGAAAAACTCTGCAGATGGTTCCAACAACTGCAAACTTCGCTAAAGTATATTCCGATCCATTCACAAAAGAAAGTGCTAGAATTCCAGTTTTTCCGATTGTATCTAGTCAATTGGAAAGATTCTTTTGCAGCGGGTCTTCAGTCGCTAATGCGCAAGGTTACGGATGGATAACTGTCACCCCATCATTCACAATGACCAATGTTGGTGGCGTGGCTGTTAGCACTGCCGCATCCGGTAACTCTATCCTTTCCTCCAATTGGGATACAATTGGGACTTCTTCACCTTACAAGGCTGGAGATTTCGCAGAAGGTACAGGATACTTTTCTGCTCGTATAGTGTCCGCTGGAATTAGGATCAGGTACACAGGTACCACTCTTAATTCGTCAGGACAAGTGTATTGTTTTCAGATGAGTCCTTTAGGAACCTCTAATGCCAGTCTAACCATTCCTGAGATCAAACAGATCCCTGGTTATAAACAATACGCTTTCAATAATTCTAATTGGCACACCTTGACCAGACATGTTATGTCAACAGAAGACACTTGGTTTATGAATTACAATCCTACTCTTGATCGTTTTGAGTACGCTAATTCAGACAACTCAAGTGACGATAATAACAATAGACTGGGCATTATCTTTCTCGCATATCCAGGAGCATCTTTCGACTGGGAATATGTTGTGCACGTAGAACTAATTGGAAGAAAACTTTCCAGGCAAGGTGTCGGAATACCAGACACTCAAGGTTTTGAATCAACTGTTGGTACTTTCGCCAAGTTGAGACACCAAGACACCACCACCAAAGACCACAATGCAGGTGGTACATGGAGTACTTTAGTAGGATTACTAAAGAAAGGTGTCAAAACCTTAGTTCCAATGATTCCGTCGGCTCTCGAGAAACTCTCTATGTTGATTTAGAGCTAGTTTAGGTTTTCCGCGGATCATTAGTGTTCCTTCTCCACGCCCCTTTCGAGGGAAGAGTTTCTAATTTTGCTTAAAAATTAGGGGTGAACAGTTGTGCAGGGATTACCA